ACCGGCGGGAACAGGTCAGCGAACAGCGGCGGGCACTGGTCAGCGAACACTGGCGGGGACTGGTCAGCGAACACCGGCGGGTACATGTCAGCGAACATCGGCGGGGACTATTCAGCGAACACCGGCGGGCACATGTCAGCGAACAGCGGCGGGGACTATTCAGCGAACACCGGCGGGGACTGGTCAGCGAACACCGGCGGGGACTGGTCAGCGAACACCGGCGGGGACTGGTCAGCGAACACCGGCGGGGACGAGTCAGCGAACACCGGCGGGGACTGGTCAGCGAACACCGGCGGGGACTGGTCAGCGAACACCGGCGGGAACAGGTCAGCGAACAGCGGCGGGGACGAGTCGAGTTTTGACATTGGGGCGTGTGCCGTTGCTCTTGGCGGCACCGGAAGCAAGTATAAGGGCGGCATGTGGTCAGTGTTTGCTATGCCAAGGCTTGATAAGAACTTTGAACCGTGCGGAATGTATTTTGCCATTGTTGACGGGGAGAAGATCAAACCGGATATATGGTATACGGTTAAAGATGGAGAATGGGTAGAGGTCGCAGAATGAGGAAAAGCAGAGCGGAGAAATTGTTTGCGGACAAGACCGATGATGTAAAACGTGCGTTACGGGCATATCCTGATTGCGAAACCCACGAATGGATACAAGCTATAGATGCTGCTGTTGCGTTTTTGAGCGAAGCAGCGCCACACAAAGAGCGGGTGTTAAGGGAATCGTATCTCGAACGGCGAGGAAGGCCGGGGATGCAAATTCTTGCGGATCTGCAAAAAGAGTTGTTTGTTGATCAGTCGGCGATATACAACTATCGGCAGAAGGCGTTGGATATTGTGCTGATGTCAGCATTGCAGTATGGGGCTATAGAAATGTTTTAAGGAGGATGGGAATGCAGACTGATTACATAAGCAGGGAAGCGGCGAAAAAGGAGATACGCTTTGTGGCAGAAAACCTTTCTTCTGATAGCGACTGGATGCAGGGCTATAAAACCGGGTTGTTAGCGGCGATGGAAGCGCTTGACGGCATCACTGCTGCCGATGTTGTGGAAGTGAAGAGGGGAAAGTGGAAAAGAAAGCACACAGGAAACGGCTGGGATGATTGGGATAACCTTACCTGCCCAGAATGCGGCGAGCATTACAGGAATCCAAATTTTCCCGCAAACTACTGCCCCAACTGCGGGGCAGATATGAGAGGATGGAGCACATGACACAACAAGAACGGGAAACGCTTATCAGGGCGGCAGGGATCATTGATGGTATAGCTTGTTGCGCGAGAGAAGGGACGGCAGATGCGCTTGTTAGTGCGTTGGAAATGATAGATGGGGTATTGGAAGGAGTCGAACAGGATGCGACTGATTGATGCGGACGGACTTGACAACCACAAATTTTCACTCACACCATTGAGATATCACGTAGGCTGGAACGATGCTGTTTCCTCAATTGTCGAAAATGCACCAACTATTGACCCCGTCCATGCAGCGGGCGGATGTTATTGCCGCGAGTGCGAGAAATGCAAAGAGTGGGAAAACAGGCATGGAATTACGGGATACACGTGCACCTTGCTTTGCGTGGATATAAGCCCTGATGCTTTTTGCAGCTATGGGAGAAGAAAGGAGAATATTGATGGCAAGGAACAAAAACGACTTACTCTGCTGGGGCGAGATTGAAAAGGCCATATTCAAATTGCACGCAGGAAAAGTGAGGGCCAAGTTTGCTTCAATTGGTGATTACAACCTTACAAGAAGCACGATCAAGGAAACATTATATGCGCTGGAAGATGTGCCGTCAATCGGATGTTGGTGTCATGAATGCGAACATCTCGACACTAACCCGCTAATGGATTGGTGTTTAGAGCATCAACGAATAGTAAGCCCTTTGAATTTTTGTAGCTATGGAAAAAGGAAGGAAAAATAAAGATGAAAGCAAAGAAACTTATAATAACAGTTTTAATGATTATGGTTATGATTGCTACATTTGCGGGGTGTAGGCAATCCGATAGAGTTAGCCATAACATTTCTCAGCAAGCAGACAACTTCAACGTAACGAGAAGACTTGCAGTTATCAACGCAAGAACCGACAAACCTGTGTTTGAGCTGATCGGAAACTTCTCGCTGTCAAATAATGACCACAACGAGTTGGAGGTAATCGCGGAAACTGCACCGGGAGTGTATAAAAAGCACTTTGTGTACCTCAACGAGTGGACGATTTACGTTGTGGAAGATATATCCGGTGCTTATGTTGATCCTTATCATTATGAGGTCAATTTCTTGCCTGAGATGATTATCCCAATAACGTTTATTTCGGAGGATTAATGACGATGAACAAATGCGATGAATGTATTTACGCTCGTAAGTTCCTTATAGGAGATAACGCAACTTTCGTTTGCGTTTTGCCGAGATCCTATGAAATGCGATGCGTTAAAGGAGAACCGAATATTGCTAAAAAAATCTGCATAGAAGAGGTGGAACACCAATGCGTGAAGGAATAGGATTGTATCGCGGGAAGCGGCTGGAGGAATGACTGTATGGATGTAATACCAAGATACCACGATGAATGGACAGAAGAAGAAACTAAAACAATGGGAAAAGGAAGGGGAAATAAAATGAGCGAAATATATATTTTTACTAAGGCGATACTTGCAGTGGCTTGCATGGTTGAAGCCTTGAGTAACGTATTGATGGAAAAGGGAGTGATAAAACAAAAAGAACTCAAAGCCTTGTATAAAAAAATAAAGAAAACTCCGCAGCTTGTTGATTTATTGAATAAAATGGAAGAGTATGACTTATGAACCGGTGAAATATTGTCACCAGTTGCAAAGCTCAAAAATTTACAACAGATCTGCACCTAAATTAAATGTAACACATGATACGCTCCTTGTAACAAAAAAGGAGCGTGTTTTGTTTTGAAGCGATTACCAAAGGATAAATGGGAAGAAATAAAGATGGAATATATCACCTCGAACATTGGGTATCGAGAGTTAAGCGCGAAGAATGGGATATCAGTGAGTTCACTTGCGCCAAAGGCAAAAAGGGAGAAATGGAGCGAGTTGCGAGCCAAGTATAGAGCTGACGCTACACGTAAATCTATACAAAAAATAGCCAGCCGCAGAGCACAGAAGAGAGAAGACAGGCTTTTTAAGCTGCAAGACGCAGCAGACGGAATGGGTGAAGTGCTTTTAAAAATTGTCAATGATGTGGAGCAATTCAGGCGGCACATTGTAACCGAGGGGCTGGGTGGCGGTGCTACCAAGATTGAGGAACGGATCTTTGATAAGTATGACACGAAAGCGATTAAAGACCTCACTGGAGCTATGCGTGACTTGGCTATTGTATTGCGCAATGTGTACGACATACCCACCGAGAGCGAAAAGCAAACCATGGATATTGCATCGGCAAGGCTTCTGCTTGAGCAGGCCAAAGCGGATGCAGGCAACAACACAGATAAAACAGTTGTGGTCAGGTTTGACGATGGCGCTGGGGTGTTGGCCGAATGATATTGAAACTTCCAAAGCCAAGCCCGAAACAAAGGCAGTTCCTGGAATCGCGGCAGAAGTTTGTTGCATATGGTGGTGCACGCGGTGGCGGCAAAAGCTGGGCTGTGCGAGCTAAAGCCCAACTGCTGGCGCTCAGGTATCCGGGGATTGTCATTATGATTATTCGTCGAACATATCCCGAGCTTCGCGCCAACCATATAGAGCCGATGCGAAGGATGCTTGCAAAAGAGATTGCACGGTATAACGACAGCAAGAAGGAGCACCAGTTTTGTAACGGTTCTGTGATTCTGTACCGATACTGTGCCACTGAAAAAGATATGGACAACTACCAGGGCACAGAAGCAGACGTAATTTTCATTGACGAAGCAACGCAGATGGATGAGAAGGTATTCAAAATGTTTGTTGCATGCCTGCGCGGCGTCAATAACTTCCCAAAGCGCGTATATCTCACATGCAATCCGGGAGGGCGTGGGCATGGTTGGGTAAAGCGGCTATTTATAGACCGACGCTTTGAAGGAGCAGAGAATCCGGACGATTACGCGTTCATTCAGGCGTTAGTGCAGGACAATGAAGCGTTAATGCAAGCACAGCCTGAGTATGTTAAGCAGCTTGAAGCGTTACCGCCAAAACTTAGGGAAGCATGGTTGCATGGTAAATGGGATGTGTTTGAGGGGCAGTTCTTTGAGGATTTTGTAGATAATCCTGAACATTACGCAGACCGTACCTGGACGCACGTCATTAATCCGTTCAATCCTCCTGCAAACTGGAAACGGTTCAGAAGCTTTGACTTCGGGTATGCAAAACCATTCTCCTGCGGTTGGTGGGCGGTAAGCCCGGATAATACATTGTACAGGATTGCTGAATTGTATGGCTGTACGGGTACCCCGGATGAGGGTGTGCGATGGCCGGTGGACAAGATTTTTTCTGAGATTGCCCGGGTAGAAAATGAGCACCCCTATCTTAAACGGAATAGGATTGAGGGGGTGGCTGACCCTGCTATATGGATAGAGAATGGCGGTCCATCTATTGCGGATATGGCAGCCAAACAGGGCGTGTATTTCGGCAAAGGAGACAACAAACGCATCCCCGGCTGGATGCAGGTGCATTATAGGTTGGCGTTTGATGAGGATGGATTGCCGTCCATGTATATTTTTAACACCTGCAAGGCGTTCATTCGCACAATCCCGCAGCTGGTGTACAGCGAGACGGTCCCTGAAGACGTGGACACCACGCAAGAGGATCATGTAGCCGACGAAGTCCGCTATCTGTGCATGCGCAATCCTATGCCGGCACGCGAGATGCCCACGAAGAAGCCTGTTGAATATAATCCGCTTGACCTGTGGCAGGATGAGCAAAATGACCAGTATAAATTTTATAGGATGTAGGGGGATGATTATGAAGCTATTCCGAAAAAAAGACCGTGAGCCTGAAGTGTTGCAGCAGGACGTGACAACACGCGAAGAATTGACAGCACAGCCGATTGGTGAAGATCAGGTGCGAGAAGCAGAACAGACTTTGAAAGAATACAAGGCAGGCAAAGCGCACCTTGAAGCAAGAATCATTGAGAATGAGCGCTGGTATAAGCTTCGACACTGGGAGCAGATCCGTGCAGCGAAAGCCAATCAGGGGGACCCTGAGCCAGCGTCGGCATGGCTGCTTAATTCCATTGCAAACAAACATGCAGACGCAATGGACAACTATCCTGAGCCGGTTGTACTTCCGCGCGAACAGAGTGACGAAGCAGACGCGGATCTGTTGTCTGACGTTCTACCGGTTGTGCTTGAGCGAAACGAATTTGAACACACATACAATGCAATGTGGTGGAACAAGCTCAAAAGCGGCACGGGAGTCTACGGTGTGTTTTGGAATTCCCGCCTTGACAACGGCATGGGTGATATCGACATCAGAAACATCGAACTGCTCAACCTGTTTTGGGAGCCGGGAATCATCGACATTCAGAAATCGGGCAACGTTTTCCATGTTGATCTGATGGATAAAGACCTGCTTACTGATCAATACCCTGAACTTGAGGATGGGTTGGCGTCTCCAACCATTGATGTTGCTACATATATCTATGATGACACAGTAGACACCAGCAAAAAAGCGGTAGTAGTGGATTGGTATTATAAGCGCAGCATGAACGGCAAGGATATTGTTCACTACTGTAAGTTCTGCAACGGGAAAGTGTTGTATGCGTCTGAGAATGATCCACAGTATGCAGAACGCGGATACTATGATCATGGAAAATATCCATTTGTGTTTGATGTGTTGTTCCCTGAAGCTGGTACGCCGTTTGGGTTTGGATATCTTGATGTGTGCAAAAGCCCTCAGTTGTATATAGACAAGCTGGACCAGGTCATATTGAAGCATGCTGTTATGGGATCGCGTCCCAGGTTTTTTGTTCGCGGAGACGGGGAAATCAACGAAGCCGAGTTTTCAGACTGGACAAAAGATTTTGTGCATTATCAGGGCAGCGGAGACCCGAAAGAATCGATTATACCGATTGAGATTCCCGATCTATCCGCGTCGTATGTGACCGTGCGAACGCTGAAGGTGGACGAACTCAAGGAAACATCAGGCAACCGGGACTTTTCTCAGGGCGGCACGACCTCAGGCGTTACAGCAGCGTCGGCTATTGCGGCATTGCAGGAAGCAGGGTCAAAGCTGTCCCGCGATATGATCAAAGCCAGCTATCGGGCGTTTGCGCAGGTGAACTATCTTTGCATTGAGCTGATGCGTCAATTTTATATAGAAAGCCGCATGTTCCGTGTTGTTGGTCGGCGTGGGGAAATGATGTACAAGCAATTCAGCGGCGCGCAGATTGCAATGAAACCTCAGGGGAATGATTTTGGATTGGATGTAGGATATCGCCTGCCAATCTTTGACGTAAAAGTGGTGAGCCAAAAGAGCAGCCCGTTTAGCACCGTAGCACAGAACGAACGCGCCAAAGAATTGTATGGCATGGGCTTTTTCAGGCCGGATCTTGCAGACCAAGCATTGGCTGCGCTTGAAATGATGGACTTTGAGAACATTGAAGCGGTACGGGATCGCATTTCTCAGAATCAGACACTATATCAGCAGGTACAGATGATGCAGCAGCAGATGTTGCAGATGGGAATGATCATCGACGCAACCAACGGAACGACGTTAACGCAGGGTATGGCGCAGGAATTCCAAGGCAACAGACCGGCAAGTCCGCGCGGTTCGGGAAAGCAGGAACCCGAAACCAACGCAATAGGTGAAGTGTACCAAAAGGCAAAGGGTGACACGGCTGCTGCTGCAAGAACCCAAACTGCGAAAGCGAGCTCTGTGCGATGACGATAGCGGAATTCAATCGTAATGGCTCCGTGTTTGATGTCAAAATAACTGGCCATGCAATGTATAACCCCGGGAATGATCCGGTGTGCAGCATGTGTTCTGTGCTTTGGTACACTCTCATGCAAATGCTTCTTGAGCAGGATCATTATCATCAGGTTGAGATCATAAAACGTTTGGAACAACCTGGGAAAGCGCATGTGCGGTTCAAAGTTAAGCCAAACAATATCGGCAAGGCAAAAACAATCCTGCGTACAGTAGCCAGTGGATATGGGGTTTTAGAAAGTCAATACCCGGACAACGTCAAATTAAAATTTTACAACAGATCTGTACCTAAAAAAGAGTGCTAACATGGCACTCTTTTTTTATAGACGCGAGGGAAAGACCTCAGAGACGGCGGGAAAGACCGCTGACACATCGGAAAGACGAAGCATGACACATCGGAAAGACGAAGGAGGAAGGAACATTGAAAATCTATTGCTTACCAAATTTCAGGCTCTTTGATGGAGAGGGAGGGGGCGCACCTGCTGGAGACGGTGGAAATGCCGCACCGGCAACAGCACAGGCACAACCCCAAGAAATTGTCGAAAAAGCGCCTGAGGTAGATGTAACCTCGGACGCTAAAGAGGCGCGTCGGGCTGAGTTTGAGCAGCTGATCAAAGGCCAGTACCGGGAAGAGTACAACGAACGCGCACAAAAGATGATTGATTCCCGATTCAAACAAGTCAAAGCCCTGGAAGAGCAAGCGAACCGGGTGAAAGACCTTGAGCCTGTCCTTGAATTGCTTGGCTCCAAGTATGGAGTGGACGGCACAGACGTAAACAAGCTCATCAAAGCTATTCAAGAGGATGATTCCTATTACCAGGAAGAGGCCATGCAAAAGGGTATGTCGGTGGAAGCCCTCAAGCATATCAAGGAAATCGAGCGTGAGAACGCGCAATTCAAGCGCGCTCAGCAGGAGATGGAACAGCGACGGCATCAGGAACAAATCCAAGCGGACTGGATGCGGCAGGGCGACGCGCTCAAACAGGTGTATCCAAATTTTGATTTGCGGACAGAATGCGGCGATCCTGACACGGGCGCAAGGTTTGTAGACCTATTGGCAAACGGCATTGATGTACGGACGGCCTATGAAGTAATCCACAAGGATGATCTCATCGGGAGCGCTATGCAATATACGGCGCAGGCCATCCAGCAAAAAACGGTCAATGACATTAGGGCACGCGGTATGCGGCCGCCTGAAAACGGAGGTAACAGCAGTGCCGCCACTACTCAAAAGATTGACCCCGGAAAACTCACAAAAAAAGAGCGCGACGCATTAGCACGCCGCGCAATGAGGGGAGAACGAATAGTTTTATAAGTCGCTCCCCTCTAAGAAAGGGGATTAAGAACAATGAAAACCATGATTATCTATGTTGAAAATGTAAACCTGCATCTGTTTGATGTGCAGACCACGCTTTTAAATCAGGAGGGCAACGACCTTTCACCTGAAATGAAGGTATTTTACCAAAAGCGCTTGATTGACTACGCGGAACCGAACCTTGTGCATGATCAGTTTGGTGACAAGTACCCGATTCCGCGTAATGGTGGCAAAACCACGGAATTCAGGAAGTTTTCTCCACTGAACAAGGCGCTGACGGCACTTGAGGAAGGCGTAACCCCGGAGGGCAACAAGCTCGACGTAACGACCATTGAGGCAACGGTTGACCAGTACGGCGATTACATTACCATTTCTGACGTGCTCGACCTGACGGCGATTGACCGAAATCTTGAGCAGGCAACCAAACTGCTTGGCTCTCAGGCTGGCCGCACGCTGGATACCATCACCCGTGAGGTGATTACGGCTGGAACGAATGTCATGTATGCACCCAAAGCAGACGGCACGGAAGTATTGACCCGTGAAGATGTTTCGTCGGATTCGCTTCTGACCCTGCCTGTTATTTTCAAGGCAGCGGCCAAACTTCGTGCCCAGAACGCAATGCCCATTGATGATATGTTCGTAGCAATCGTGCATCCGAATGTAGCTTGTGACCTGATGCTTTCTGACGGATGGATTGAAGCACACAAATATACCACGTCCGATAACATTTACAAGGGCGAAATTGGACAGCTGGGTGGAGTTCGCTTCGTTCAGACCACGGAAGCAAAGATTGTTGGCGGCGCTGGCGCGAATGGAGATTCGGTATATTGCACCATGGTTATTGCGGCGAATGCATACGGCGTAACCGAGGTTGAGGGTGGCGGTTTGCAGCACATTGTAAAGCAGCTGGGATCTGCTGGTACGGCAGACCCGTTGAATCAGCGTGCATCTACCGGCTGGAAAGCCATGAAAACTGCTGAACGCTTGGTGGAAGAATACATGGTCCGCATTGAACACGGCAGCGCTACCGATCCCAAGGCAGCATCTAACTAATTAGGAGGATTTGTCATTTATGGCAACAAAATCAAATGTGACTGAAATCAACTCTGCGGAGACGCAAGAATTTCAGCAGAAATCCAATGATCCATGGGAGATGGAGTCCCTGACGCTAACTCTCGACAAGAAGAATCGCCAACCGCTGTATGTGAATGTCAACAACCATAATTACCGCATCCCGCGCGGGATCGAGGTAAGGGTGCCGCGCTTTGTTGCGGAGGTTGTTCGAAACTCACAGCGGCAGGACATGGAAACTCTTCGTAAGATTATGGCGTTAGATAACAGTCTATAACCAACGGGGGCGAAAGCCCCCATATGCCAGCACGCAAAAGACGCTTGTCGGGTGCAAGCCCCGGAGCTGGCACAGGAGGAATAAATATGACGATTTTAGAAGCGATTACACAAACCCGAAACGTAAAGCCCAACCAATACGACGACAACCTTCTTGTGCGTTGGCTGTCTGAGATTGAGGGGCTTATTTACCATGAATATATTGTGTGGCATCTTCCAAAGGAAGAACCAAAGATGGTCCCGGAAGAAGAGCTTGAAACAGATGTGGAGCAGCCGGTTGATCCGGAACCTGAATTCCCGCGCATGTACGATCCTGAAACAGATATGGACACAGTGCTTTTTGTTCCGGATCCATATTCCAGTGTGTACGTGCAGTTCTTATGCGCGCAGATTGATTATTACAACGGCGAAATGAACAGGTACAACAATAGTATGGTCATGTACAATGTGGCACTCAAAGCCTTTATTGACTACTACAACCGCAACCACATGCCCAACCAAGACAATTATATAAGGACATAGGAGGGGCAGGATGTTTTTACCGAAGCTTGACGATCTGAACCTCTCCCGTGAAATGCTTGGCGCGTTCGGAGGGTACAATCACAACCTCAGAATCAACAACAACGAATTCTACGACATGCAAAACATGAGCTCAGACCTGTTTCCGCTTTTGTCACCACGTAAACCACGCGCAAAAGTACGGCAGTTGACGAAGCCTAACGGTCTGTTTGCGCATGAAAAGCTTTGCTGGGTGGACGGTACGGATCTATATTATGACGGTCAAATTGTGGGGCAAGTCGAGGATAGCCCGAAACAGTTTGTAGGCATGGGCGCGTATATCCTTGTATGGCCTGACAAGGTTGGTTACAACACGCACACGGGCGAATTCTTTTCGCTTGGAAACACCGCAACAACTGAAGGCACGGTGTCTGTCGCTTTGACAAAGCTTGACGGCACAGAGTACACGGGTTATACCGTTGCGGATACGGCTCCTGAATCGCCTGAAGACGGGACACTTTGGATTGATTCAAGCGTTACGCCCAACGTGCTGAAGCAGTATTCTACCGCCTATGGCATGTGGGTAAGCATTGCTACTACGTATGTAAAGATCAGCGCAACAGGCATAGGGGAAGGATTCTCCGAGCTGGACGGCGTGTCTATTTCAGGCTTGGAAAACGCGGCGCTCAATGGTGAGTATGTGCTTTATGGAGCAGCGGATGATTATGTTATCATCACCGCTATCATCGATAATGTTGCAACGCAGGAAACTCCGGTCACAATCGAACGAAAAATACCGGACATGGATTATATCACCGAGAGTGAAAACCGTGTATGGGGATGCTCAAGCGAAAACCATGAGGTGTACGCGTGTGCACAGGGCGATCCTAAAAACTGGAACAAATTTTTGGGTATTGCGTCGGATAGTTACGCAATGACCGTAGGATCTGCCGGAGACTTTACCGGCTGCGTTACGCATCTTGGGTATGTGATTTTCTTTAAAGAAGACGTGATACACAAGATATACGGCAATAAACCGGCCAATTACCAGCTCACGAACACCAACAGCAGGGGCGTGGAGCTGGGCAGCGAAAAGAGCTTGGTGATTGTGAACGAAACGCTGTACTACAAGGCGAGGAATGACGTTTGCGCATATAATTCTGCGCTTCCTGTGTCAATCTCTGATGCGCTTGGGGAGACCAAATATCACGGCGCTGTTGCTGGCAGCAAAGATTCCAAGTATTACATCTCCATGCTGGATGAGCAAGACAAGGGCGCACTGTTCGTATACGACGGCACGCGGGGGATGTGGCACAAAGAAGATAATGTATACGCTACATATTTTGCGAAGGCAGGACATGAATTATATTTCATTAATGCGCTGGACAATTGCTTGTATGCCGTGGGTGGGTCCATGGAGTATTCCGACGAATTCGCGCGTATGGAACGGCAGGTGGAATGGTTCTTTGAAACCGGAGACATTGGGCTTGATTCGCCGGACAACAAATATATTTCGAAGATCCAAGTGCGGCTGGAAGTGGACGAAAAGGCGCTTGTGCGCGTAGAAGTGCAGTATGATCGGGATGGATTTTGGGAGGAAAAGTACAGGATTAATCCGACCAAAAAGCAATCCACGACCATCCCCATAATTCCAAAGCGGTGCGATACTATGCGGCTGCGCTTTGTTGGGAAGGGTGCGTTCAAGGTGTATTCGATAGCAAAAACCATAGAGCAGGGGAGTGATGTTTGATGGCGTTCACTGGTTTGGAACTGCCGAACATTACGGATGAAAAACTGGATGATAAGCAAGAACGGCAAAAGATCATGGAATATTTGTACCAGCTTACAGAGCAGCTACGGTACATGCTCACGAATCTTGACGAGGATAACCTGTCGGAATCGTTATCGAATACGATCAATGACGCGCAGGAATCAAGTACGAAGGTTGCGCAGGAAGTAAAGGACTTGAGCGGGAACGTGTCGCGCATTGACCAGTTCGCAAAGGGGATTACGTTAGTGGTTGAAAACGGCGAGACATCCAGCGAAATTTCGTTAACGTCAGGCGGCGTAGTCATAACCGGAAACACGGTTACGTTTCATGGTGTGGTTACGTTTACGGACTTGTCCACCTCAGGCAGCACGCAGATCAACGGCAGCAACATCACAACGGGAACAGTAGCGGCCGATCGCATCGACGTAAACAATTTACAGGTAAGATATCTAAATGGTGCAAGCGGCACATTTACCACACTAACAGGGACAGGCTCCATCAACCTTGCAAATACCATGATTATCTATCCGAACTATATCAATGCAAACGGGATATTGATTGGGTATTTGTCGGGTTATGATGATATTTGCGTACTTCCACCGACCGCGACAACGGGGAACATTGGCGTGGGAGCAATGCCTTGGGATCAGGTTGTGGCACGTTCAGTGGTTCAGACTTCATCGGCAACAGCCAAAACAGATGTTAAGGCAGCAACCAAAGAGGACACCGGCAGCATCGATGATATTCGGGTGGTCACATATCGCTGGAAAGAGGGGAAGCGCAGCAATGTTATTGAGCTTGGCGTCATCGCGGAGGAAATGCAGGAGACAAACCCTATATTCGTTTCACTGGACGATGATGGGACACCCTATGCGGTAGATTATGGGCGTATAGGGTTAGCGTGTGTGCTGGAACTGCAAGAGATGCGGCAACGTGTTGCCGCTTTGGAAAACAAAGTCGCACAGATGAAAGCAAAGGAGGCAGCGGAGTATGGCGACGTATTCTCAGGTTAAGAAAGGATCAAAAGGAGATTCGGTATCTCAGCTTCAAACGCTGTTGAATCAGAATGGATATTCGCTGGATGTGGACGGTGTTTTTGGCTCAAAAACACAATCGGCGGTCAGGGATTATCAAAGCAAGTCCGGACTGGCCGTTGATGGCATTGTCGGCACAAACACATGGAATTCATTATTAGGCACAGGCGGCAACACAAGCGGTTCTGCCTCCGGTTCCTCAAGCAGTTCTACCGCAGATTGGCTGGCGAGCTATCAAGGCAATTCAGGATACACTCCGTCTGCTTCCGTACAGGCGGCGGCAAATACACTTGCACAGTATGAAGCAAATAAGCCGGGCGAGTATCAAAGCACGTATGCAGATCAGATACAAGGATTGCTTGACAAGATCATGAACCGGGAAGAGTTTTCTTATGATTTTGCGTCCGATCCAATGTATCAGCAGTACGCGAACAGATACCAGCAGCAAGGTAAGCTTGCCATGATGGACACGATGGCCAACGCTGCGGCGCTTTCCGGTGGCTACGGCAATTCCTATGCTAACACGGCAGGACAGCAAGCGTATCAGGGATACTTGCAACAGCTAAACGATGTGATTCCTGAGCTTCGGGATGCCGCGTATCAGATGTATCAGAACAAGGGAGCGGATATGTACAATCAAATGAATCTGCTGCAAGGGCTTGACAACACAGATTACGGCAGATACCGCGATACCGTCAGCGATTACTACAATGACCTCAACTATTACTATGGCAAATACAACGATCTGAACAACTTCGAGTACGGTGCGTTTGCCGACAATCGGAACTTTGCCCTTGCCGCGCAACAGCTTGCGCAGGAGCAGGCGCGCTGGGAAGCTGAATTTGCGCTCGCGCAACAGGCGGCGAAATCCAGCGGCGGCAGTGGCGGTGGTGGAAGTAAAAAGTCGGGTGGGAGTTCAAGCCAAAACTCTACGTATAACAGCATCGTAAACCGTGCAATTCAAGCCGCAGGAATAGCGGACGCTTCAGGATATGATGGCCGAGATAACGCTATGGATTTGCTGCAAAATAATGTTGAGCATGGCTATATCACGCAGAAGGAAGCGGAAGAGATATACAACAAATACATCCGGTAACAGGGGGGCACTATGGCAACCAACAAATATATAGATTCATGGAACAAAAAACGCAAAAACACAGAGAGCAAAAGCTCATCTTCTGATTTTGAAGAAAGATGGGGACGGCTTGAGCAGCAAAAAGGAAGAAAGATAGGCACCGGCACAAGTGCAAATTCTTCGCGCACATATCGCACATTGAGCGGAACCACAGCGCTTGATTCTTATTCGGATTATTTAGACAACCTTGGAACTGGCGAAAAAGCTATGAGCATGCGCGAATATTTCACGCAGGATCATGAGCCGTATGTACCTGCGCAGCTTATCCGTGCTTCGGGTCTTGCTGCGCAGAATCGGACAAAAGCGAACCTTGCACGGGATAGGCAGACAGCATACAGAAACATTATGCCCTCGGTTGGGAACATCAACGATACAGGTTTAAATTTCGGAACGACCGCTTCTTCTGATATGCGAAAAGCAGTGCAGCTTGCAAGGCAGATGAGGGAAGAAGGAACTTCACCTGAATCCGGTTTGTCTGCGGCAGCACAGGCGTATGTGAATAACCAGGAACGCTTGCGCACCATGGACATTGAAGCGGAGCGGGAAAAGTTGTCCCGGTGGGAAGAACGATACAAGGAAGCCAAAGATGATTTAGCGAATGCGCGGATCGATGATCCATCCCTGCTTCTTGGTGTTGGCCCCGACGTAACGCTTCAAGACCCTGTCACCGGCAAGTGGAACGAGCAGGAAGCCAAGATGCCCAACAAGGAAACGGGCGAGTGGAAAACCATTGAAGCGCCCAACGCTGGCACGGTAAATACATATAACCAGCTTGGAGCAAAGACCCGGCGCGGTATTTATGAGGGCGAAAATTACCAAACCATTGAGAAGTATGAAAAGCTGCTTGAAAGCCCGGCGTATAAGCGGCATGTTGTAAAAAAAGATGAAGCCATTCCCGGTGCTTCGGAACGTCAAAAGTCCGTTATGACCGACGAAGAACGCAGACTTGCCTCGTACCTCAACTATACCTATGGAGAAGAAGCGGCAAAGGAATACACGGCTGCAAAGCAGGAAGTATGGAATCAGCGCATCGGCAAAAAAGATAGCGAATTTTTTGAGAATGCGCCGGCGCTTGCACCGCTGTATGGCATATGGTCGGGCGTAGAATCTTTTGGCTCCGGCATAGGAAGCGTGTTCACAGATGAAGTGCAGCCAATTAGTGCAACACAATACGCTTCACAGTATATCCGCGAAGAATTAAACGATGACGGGGCATGGGGAGCAATTTATGACATTGCGCAATCCATAGGAAACATGGCTCCGTCTGTGCTCGGAAGTGTTGGATTATCAGCTATCGGCTTGCCGGGCGTTGGCGCGGCATTTGGCACTGCTACAATGGGCGCGAGCAGCGGCGGTAACGCATACGCAGAAGCCAAGCGGCAGGGCTACAGCGACGAACAGGCACGCAGTTACGGCCTAATGATCGGCGCGGCAGAAGCGGGGATGCAGTATGTCCTTGGTGGTATCAGCAAGCTTGGCAGCAAGGTTACGGGTGGCGCGATTGCGAAGAGCATTCAGAATATTGACAATGCCATGCTGCGCGTTGCGGCTCAAATGGGCGCAAGTGCTATTTCCGAAGGCACGGAAGAATACTTGCAGGAAATCATATCTCCTATCATTCGGAACATGATGCTGGACGAGAACAACGAGGTGCAGCTGTTTTCGGAAGAGGCGGCGTATAGCTTCCTGCTCGGCGCGGTCACTGGCGGCCTGATGGAGGGAGCGACCCGCACAGGACAGGAAATCAAGATCAGCGCGAACACAAAAGAAATAGGACGATCTATCATCAATAGCGGGCATGCGCCCATGCTTATTGAGAACGCAATGACGCTTGATCCTGAGAGCAAGGCATACCAAATCGCTGAATCATTGCAGGGAACGGACACAGAATCAATCAGCGCAAGCGAAGTGGGCAAGCTGCTTGAAGCGTACACGGAGGATGGCGGCAGCACGGAGTTCCTTTCAAAGCCTGTACCAAAACAGACGATAGGAACAAAAGCGGCGAATACTTCAAGCGCATCTGTGAACACGAATCGCGCAAACGTTGACGGGTCGAGCGTGATTCAGCTGACGCGCAGAAGTGCAGAATACAACGACAGCGGCACGCCTGTTGATGTGGTTGGAATCGTGTCCTCGGATGGCGACACGCTTACCGTCGCGCTTTCTGATGGTTCGACCGCGCCTATCAATGATATCTCAATTAATGACACAGAGCTTGACGCTGTTTACGGCAAGGCGGCGAACTACAACACGCAGGGCGCAAAGGCATTTGTTGAAAACTACCAGGAGGGAACAAACGTCGAGGACTATGAGCGCGGCTTTAACGCCATGTATAAGGGTGGCGAAAAAGGCGTTCCGTATGAATCCATACATAGTGTTTATGCGCAAAAGATCCTCTCTCAGGAAGCACGGGAAAGCGCGTATGCGGCGGGTATGAACGCGGCAAAGGCAAAGGTCGAAGTGGATACAAAAACGGCTCCTGAGGCGGTTGCAACACCGGAATCTTCCGCTTCTGTTGTTTCTGCTACCACGCAGGAAGCCCCGGCGAAGGTGACAGCACCAGCAGCGGCGCAGACCGCAGAAGTGGCAGCACCGGCACAGAATGCATCCGCTGGCGTTGTGCGCAATTATACCGGGAAACTGAACCGTGGGCAGGATCGCAGTATCCGCGCCATTGACGCAATCGGTAAAGCCATTGGCAGGAAGATCAATGTGGTGGACAGCATCAGCACGGACGCAAGCGGCACTCCTGTCCTTAACGAGAAAACGGGAAGCGTGACGGGCGGCACAGTCAATGCCTACTTTGATCCTAAAACCAACGAATACTATGTTGCGCTCGATTCTTCGGGAGAAGCGTACATGTATTTTGCCATGCATGAAAGCGTGCATGACATTGCGAAAAATTCTGCGCTTGGTTACGAAACCCTTGAGAGCATTGTGTTTGATGTATTGGAGCAGCAGGGCGCGGATATCGACGCGCTGATTGACGTGCAGAGGAATCTGTATCCCGATGAGGATATGGCCTATTGGCGTGAGGAAGTGGTTGCAAACACGGTCCCGGCAATCCTCACGGACAGCAAGACCTATGACGCATTCATGGAGCGGATTGTAGGCGCGGACGAAAAGACCCGCAATGTGTTCCTCAAAATGATCGACGCAATCCGTGACTTCCTTCGCAATGCGTACAACACGCTGAAGAAGGAAAAGAGCTGGGAGCAGATGGAGCTGATCGAAAACAACCTTGACGCCATCGAGCAGATCCGTGAATCCTATCTTGCCGCGCTGGAAGAAGTGGCGGGGCAGGATACAATGGGGGGCGGGGCTCCACGAATGGCTATCAAGTATGACAACAGAAACACGCCGTTCGTTGAAGTTGAAGAAGATATTCTTGACGGGGTAAATAGAAAAGCTTGGCTGAAAACAGTTAGGACAAACTTGCGGAAAAGGTTCCCCCATGGAATTATTGTGGGGAATAATGTGATTAATATAGATCGACAAAGCATCGGCGAAATGACCTATTCGCGGTATACGCAGTATCTCATGGAAAAGGAACCGCAATTGTTTGCGGATAAAATGCGTGCTACAAACAATGCGGATGAGATTCTGCGAGCTAGTCGGGATTATGTCAACGAAGCCCCGTTACATCCAAGGAAAGATAATATTGAGCAGTTTGCCAGGGGATCTGTCTTGATGCGCATAGGCGATGTGGATTATACGGGCGAAGTTGTCGTTGCTATGCGCAACAATGGATCGCTGCTCCTATATGATTTGCTCGCCTTAGAAAAAACAACAATACAAGAAAAACGGACGCAGAATACCGTGAACTCATCAAAGGATAAGACCGGCAGAAGCTCTGCGTCCATTGACACAGTATCACAACCGGATACCTCTGTCAATACCAGTATACGCGAAAGTACGGGAGATGATACGGCGCGTTTCTCCATGAAAGACAGCGAAGGGAACGAGCTAAGCGAGCAGCAGGCTGAGTATTTCAAGGACAGCAAGGTGCGCGACGAGGACGGGAATTTGCTGGTGATGTATCGCGGAGGGAAAACGGGGTTTACCGTGTTTGATCGCTCAAAATCCAAATATTCCAACCTGTACGGCAGAGGCTTTTATTTCACGGACAGCAAGGCCCACGCAGGACACTATGGGAACCCGAGGGCGTTTTATCTTAACATTCAACACCCGCTTTCCAAGATGGAAACAACCATAACCAAGGAGCAGTTGCGAAACTTCCTGCGGGCCGTTGCAGAAAACGAAGATGATTATAGCTTTGAGAATTACGGATATAATGCAACGGTAAACAGTGTTTTGGAAAGCGTATACGGGAAAAGCGATTTTGACATGCTTAACGATATAAATGCTACGGCTATTGGTGATTTGGTTGAGGCGGTTGAGTTGTTCAACGAAATCAACGGAACCGATTTTGATGGATTTATCCTTAGCACAGAGGCTGTCATATTTCAATCAAATCAGGCGAAAAACATCGACAACAAGAATCCCACTACAAATCCGGATATTCGTTTCTCCCTCAAAGACACCTCTCATGTTGACGTGGACGCGCTTGTGCGGAAGAATGAACAGCTGAGCGAAACGGTGGAAAGCTTGAAAGCGCAGTTTGCGTTGACAAAAGGGCATCACGTATCCCCGAAAGCCATTGACAGCATGGCGCGCAGGATTCTTTCGGAGTACAGCAGCGAATATAACGCGGACACGCTGAAAGAGAACCTGACCAGTATGTTTGACTACCTTGGCAATGCGGATCAGATTGCGTGGGATGAAGTTGTTTCGATGGGCACGGGCATGGCGAAGGCGGTGATTGAAAAATCTCAAAAGCTGGACACGACCGTGCGCGACCAATACAAAGATGCACTTGACTACCTGAAAAAAACCAGGATCACTTTGAGTGACATGCAGCGCGGAGAAGTAGCGGCAGGCTTTGACAGTTATCGCAACTATCGCGGGATGTTGTTTGGCAGTACGAACATTGGCAACGACGGACTTCCTCTTGAAAAGGCATGGCAGGAACTTGCGCAAATGCACCCTGATTTATTTGATCCGAACGTGAGCGCCGGGGATATGCCGCGTCTGCTGTATGAAGCGGTGCAGGTGACAAAACCGGTATATGTTAATCCGTACGGGTTTGACATGGACGCGGCGGCGCAGGATCTGTTCCTCAATATCTATGACCAATACTTTGGCTTGCCCGAGGTCAGGACGTTTGCGGACAAGAAAGCGGCAGAATTCAGGGATTTGAAGAAAACGTATGACAGCCTTATTTCAGGGTTTCGGCAAAGCAGCAAAGAAAGGTACAACGCAAAATACAAAGAGCTGCAAAAGGATAATCTTGAAAAGCGCAAAGAGATTAACGCTGAGTACCAAAAGGCCAAGGCAAGCGGACTTGTGGAGGAGATGGCAGACCTTAAGAAGCAATACGCGGAATTAACGTCTCCGCATGCTGCAAGGCTTCTCCGGCAAAAAGCGGCGGTTGAAACATGGAAGAGCAATTATGTGGCAAAGCGGCAGGAAAGGTCAGATATCGACAAATACCGCGCAAGGATTGAGAAGAACACAAAGAAGCTTGCCACATGGTTGACGAACCCGACCGATGCAAAGCATGTACCTGAAAAGCTCCGAAAGATTGTCAGTGAGTTTGTGGAAGCGGTAGACTTTGCCGGGGAAAAGGACACCATCCGCGCCATGCAGTGGCGTGAGCGCATGCGCAAACTCAAGGACGCCATGCAACGGGCGGGAGAAGGGGATTCGGATTATCGGGACTTCTATTTGGAGGTTGATCCTGATTTGGTTCCTGCACTGGAAGCGTTTCTTGACACAAACGACGGCGCTGCTACGGTGTATGATTTGGATGTTGATCAGCTCAAGGAGTTGGACACCCTAATGCGCGGCGTGGTCAGTTCCATCGGCAAGGCAAACAAGATGCTTGCCAATGAACGGTATCAGAACATACAGCAGATAGGAACCACGTCCATGCAGGAAATGCGGATGCGGAAAGCACGTAAATTACACGGAAAAACCGCAAGTGCGGTTGATAAGCTCCTGAATGTGGATCAGCTGGACAGCTTTTCGTTCTTTGACCAGCTGGGCGATGCGGCGCAAACGATCCTTAATGCACTTCGTACTGGATTCGACCGAAAGATCCAGCATACGGATGATGCTGTTGCGTTCATGGCAAAGGCGCTCAAGGGCGTGAAGGTCGCGGACATGTCCGGCACAGGTGCAAAAACACACACCGTCAAACTGTCCGGGAATCGCACCATTAAGCTGACCACAGCGCAGATAATGGAGTTGTACTTGCTCAACAAGCGCGAACAGGCACGCGGACACATTTACGCGGGCGGTATTAAACCGCTTGATACTGTGGTGAAGCAGGGCGTTCGCACGCAGCGTATTCGTGTTGATCAACCTATTACCGTGACGGAGCTTGACGTCGAAAATATCGTCAAAGTATTGACGGACAAGCAGAAACAGATTGCCGATTCCATACAACGGTACATGACTGATGAAGTGGCAACGTGGGGCAATGAAACCTCTTTGCAGCTCTACGGGTATAAGAAATTCACAGAGCAGAATTACTACCCGATCAAGAGCGATGAGAATTATACCGCGACACGCGAACCGGATGGCGCAACATCCTTGCAAGCATTGAAAAATCTCGGAATGACAAAAGCAACGGTGCGCAATGCAAGCAATCCACTGGTGCTTGGCGATATTTTTGATACGTTCTCACAGCATGTTAACGATATGTCGAGTTACAACGCATTTGTGGTGCCTACCAGCGACGCAATGAAGTGGTTTAATTATCGCGATGCTGAGTACGGCGGCAGTGTAAAGCAAAGCATTGAACGCATTCTTGGCAGAGATGGCAAGCAATATTTTACGCGTCTGATTGAGGATATCAACAGTGTGAGCCGCTCTGAGGATGCAAATTTTATGAGTCGGTTCACCAGTGCGGCTAAAGTAGCGTCTGTAGGGGCGAATCTTCGTGTGGTATTGCAGCAGCCTACCGCGTACGTCCGCGCGGCCGTAGAAATTTCGCCCCGGTATTTGTTGCGTTCTCCTTTCTCCGTTCGGGGCGCAAAGATGGCGAAGAAATATGCTCCTGTTGCGCTATGGAAGTCCTGGGGATTCCGGGACATGAACATTGGCAAATCCACCCGTGAGTTGATCGTTGGAGATCAGCGTTTACGCGACAAAATCCGCGAAGGATCTTTGTGGTTGGCCGGGCAGATGGATGAATTGACCTGGGGTGCATTGTGGAACGCATGCGCATCGGAGGTTAAGGCCACACGCAAGGACTTGAGAGTGGGCAGCGAAGCGTTCAATCAGGCGGTCGGCAAGCGTCTGTCACAGGTGATTGACCGCACGCAGGTGGTGGATAGCGTATTCCATCGTTCGCAAATCATGCGCAGCAATAGCGGACTTGCAAAAATGTATACGTCGTTCATGAGCGAACCGACGAAAACATATAACATGCTCCGCAATGCAATTGTTGAACTGTACCATAATCCACGCTCAGCGGCAGCAAAGAAAAAGCTTGCGCGTACTGCTATTACGTTCTTTGCGACGGCGCTTGCTACGTCCGCAATGGCGGCGCTCTCCGATGCATCCCGCGACGATGACGAAGAATTGACGTGGATCGAGAAGTACGGAAACGCTTTGAGCAAAAACCTTGTGGATAATGTCAACATCGGAAACATGATTCCGTATGTTAAAGAGATTGTCAGCCTGATGCAAGGCTTTACCCCGTCGCGAATGGACATGCAGGGCGTAGAAAAACTATGGAACACAGGAACGGCGCTGATGAAATACCTTAACGGGGAAAGCAAGTGGAGCGATTACAAGCTGATTTACGAAAGCGCAAAAGCAGTATCCAGCGTAACGGGAATTCCCATTGGCAACATGATGCGCACTTTCAACAGCTTCTACAACTCAGTAGCAGCGGAACCACTTCCCATGGAAAGCGACACGGCTACGGTGGGCAAGAGCTACGAAACGCTGTATGAGGCCATAACCGAAGGGGACACCGAACGGGCAAAGCAGCTGCGCGCACAGCTCTTGCAGGATGAGATTGACAAGATCAACGAAGCGGAGCAGGAACGCGTGGATGCAGGGGAAGCCAAGCTGTATATGACGGCGGCAGACATTGAAGCGGCGGCAAAGGTCAAAGTAGAAACGAATTTGTCTGATCCATTGATGGATGATCCTTTGGTTGCCAGCGCGTACCAGTACCGCAAAGCGGCGCAGACCGGCAGCCTCAAGGGGATCTATAACCAGCTTCAGGCCAAAGGATTCAGCTACAACGAGATTACCCGTGCCATCAATAAATATGAGAATGAGGTTGAGGGTGAGGACGTAGGTGTTGAGTACAAAGACATTAAAACCTACGATGCGGAGAATCTTGTAACGGCGGTAAAGAGCGGCAGGGAACAGGATATACAGACCATCTATGAAAACCTTGTGCAATTCAGCGGCGCGGAGGATCCTGAAAAGAGTGTGTTTGGTACGCTAAAGGGCGACATCAAAGAAGAGTTCATGATGAACGTGAACGAAGACAGGATAGCAGCGGCGCTTGACCTTGCCGACAAGCTCAAGAATGCATTTGAAGATGACTTTAATGATGACGATGTGGAAGAGTGGCTGAAGGAAGCGTACTATGACAGCTACGAAGAAAACGACCGTATCGCACAAGCGGCTATCCAACGCGTCCTGTTGCAGCAGCGCATGATGGAACAGGGGGACATTGCAGACCTTGAAGCGGCAGCAGAGGCGCGGGTACTCGCGGCAGACTTCTTTGAAAAGTATCCTGAGATGGAAGATGACTTCAACAAAAACAATGTCATCAACTACTATGAGGATGCGCAGCCTGCCGGAATTTCTGCCGACATGTACTTTGAATATGTCATGAACACAAGGGGAATGAACTCCGAAAAAGATGAAAACGGGGACGATATCAAAGGCAAAACAAGGAAGGATAAAGTCATGGCATACATTGACAGTTTGCCGCTATCGAATAGTCAGAAAGATGCGCTGTATTACGCGGCCGGGTATGCAGAATCCAAGATCGGACAGGCGCCGTGGCGGTAAAACGAACATAATTTGTGTTTGCAGCCTGTCTGCGTTACAATTTAAACGAACCATGAAATCACCTCGGGAAAAAGTCGGACACAGTAAGGCGATGTATCCGGCTTTTTCTTTTTATTAAAATTTTACAACAGATCTGCACCTAAAAAATAGCTGCTGCACGATAGCATTGAAGTAAAGAACGGAGGAATGCACATGCAGCCTATTATCTATAAGATCAGGCTTGACGCGGCAAAGGGCGGCAGTCAAGCATCGATTCATGTTAAGCAGGGCGAAACCAATTCAAGACAGATATCCATGTACCTATATAACGGATCCGTGCCATTTGAGATTACGGAGGACGTAACGGTAGTATTGCGAGCGGTAAAGCCTGATGAAACCATCCTGTACGATGACTGCACGGTGAACGGCAATATCATCACGCACATGATCCCGGCGCAGATGATGGCGGTGAGCGGCACGGTGCATTGTGAATTGACCGTGTATGGCGCAGAGAATGAAGTGCTCTTTAGCCCTCAGTTTGATGTGTTTGTTGAGGATACCTTGTTTACGGACGAGCGCATTGAATCCACGGACGAATTCAATGCATTGACCGTAGCAATGAACCAAATGACCGCGCTGAAAAACCAGTGGAGCAATCCGTACAGTGAAACCCTTGAAGGTGACGAAGCAAACGTAGCAATTCAGCTTGCGGAAGATGGCGTTCACTTTGAGTTTGTCTTACAGCCGGGGCCGGAGGGACCGCAGGGCCCGCAGGGCGAAAAAGGCGATCCGGGCGAAAAAGGCGCGGATGGCGCACCCGGCGAACAGGGACCACAAGGTGAACCGGGTCCGCAGGGCGAGGTTGGCCCCATCGGCCCGCAAGGCCCCAAGGGAGACGCTGGAACGGGCATTGATATCAAAGGCGCGTTTGCGACGCTTGACGCGCTCGCTTCCGCAGTCACGAATCCAAATCAGGGCGATATGTATAACGTGGGCGAATCTGCCCCGTACATTATATACATGTGGGACTCCGTGCTCGGCTGGACTTCGCAAGGCCAGCTCCAAGGCCCCGAAGGTCCACAGGGGCCACAAGGTCCGCAGGGTGAACAGGGCATACAAGGCGAACCCGGACCGCAGGGCGAGGCAGGACCGCAGGGCGAACAAGGGCCGCAGGGAGAACCGTTCACATACGAGGATTTTACCACCGAACAGCTGGAAGCGTTGACGGGGCCGCAGGGTGAACAGGGCATCCAAGGCGAGCAGGGAGAACCGGGGTATACACCGGTACGCGGTACGGATTATTGGACGGATGAGGATATCGCGACAATCAAAGGCTACGTAGACGATGCAATTTTAGGGGGATCTTGGTAATGAGCGTAAACAGCAAAATGACAGCAATCGCGGACGCAATCCGTGAGAAAACGGGAGGCACGGATCCGCTCTCCCTTGACCAAATGGCAATTGACATTGCAAATATCTCGGGCGGCGGGTTCGACGTTGACGCGATTCAGGCGATTTATGACGATTTTACGTACACCGGCACCATGTTGAAAGAGGTCAAAATCATGGACGGCGTTCCGTATGCGCTGTTCACTTTTGAAACGTCCGGCACGCTGACTATTAATGGCAGTTACACCGGCGATATTTGGTTGTGCGGGGCAGGATCAAGCGGAGGAAATAACTCCGGAAACAGCAGCGGCGAGACTGTTTCTTCCGGGGGTGGCGGTGGTTATCCGCTGAATGCTTTTGCCGTACTCCTTCAAAGCGGGCCAATAGTCGTTGGTGAAGGCGGGCTTGATATAAATGCCACAAACTCTCCAACGCAGGGTGGAAGCAGTTCGTACATGGGGAACATTGCGAAAGGAGGGTACAGCGGTAACATTTACCGCTCATACTTTACCAACGCAAGCTACCCCAACGCTTCCCTGTGTGCGTGCGGTGGGTGCGGCGGCGGTTCGTCTTATACGTCACTTCCAGGATTGGGCCAGGGCACATCAACCCGCCCGTTCCTGTCCCAGGATATGTCGCCCCAATGTGGAGGCGGTGGGGCTTATTCGCTGCTTTCCAGCTCTTATTCTGTCGGAGCTAATGGGGGCAGTGACGGATCGGATGGTGGGGTTTCCCGAGCAGGCAATTCTGGAGACCAAAAAAAATCCGGTGGTGGCGGCGTGTGTGGTGGCGGCGGGGCAGGGAACTATATCGGAGGAGCGCTCGGATCTAATGGCCGAGGCAATGGAGATAACTATGTTGGAATTGGCGGTGGATTTGGATATGGCGGTGGATCTGGAGCTTGTGGGTATTATGGTGGTATTGGTCAAGTAAACGTTGCTGCCGGCACTCCCGGCGCGGTCATGGTCCGCATCCCATTAACAGCATAAAAGAAGGAGGAAACAATGGATTACGCAACTTTAAAAGCAAAATGTAGAATTTGTGCGCTGTCAGGGTCAACGCCCTATACAGAGCGTTGGCACGTTGTGGCGAAAGAGGGCGATAGCCTCACAGACGATGAGTTAGCCTTTGTGGCTGGCGCTGGCGTAATGCCCACGCATTATGTCAAAGAGGGCAACATCATCATTATTCAGCTGGAGGGGTAGCAATGGCGTGTGTGATTGTTGAAAATGATCGAGTCACGAACATCATCCACATTCGTGCGCAGGATATTGAATCATTCGCGGCTTCTTCGGGGCTTGAAATCATCAATGATTCGGAATACGGCCTGAATATGGGAGACTACCGCGAGGACGGAAGCTGGTATCGCGACATTGACGGGGTCAAGACGCAGCTTCCGTTGCCTGAGCCGGAACCAACGGACTATGCAGCGTACTACAATGCTATGCGGGAGGTGATTGATGGTGAATGATGTTATCGCGAATGACACGACATATATTAAACGCTTGCGTACAGTGGGGGCACAGATCGCCCAAGAATCGCCGGTTGAACCGGACGCGCAAGCAGGATTATTTGCAGAGGGCTTCCCTGCGTGGGAACCTGGCACATTATACGAGAAGCAATACAGTTTGTTTACTTATGATGGCAAAGTGGGCTTTACACGGCAGGCAAACATTACGGCCATGGAGCATCAGCCGCCGTTCTCGGTGGGCATGGAAGCGGTCTATGGCGTAAGACCTATTCCGGAATCGTCGGGCGTATACCCGTATGAGTACAACATGCGGGTGGATGAAGGGATGCGCGTAAGAAGCGCCAAGGATGGATATGTGTACATCTGCATCCAGCCAGCCGATCCTCTGCTGTTTGATCCGGTGGACGTATCGGCACACTTTGAATTGGAGATTTAAGCATGGCAACATTAAATGATTTTATCAATTACCTTGAAGAACAAGTGAAAAACCACAGCATTTACGTGTGGGGAGCGCAGGGGCAGACCAAGTCTGCGATTACGGAGGAGTGGATTAGGAGCAGGGAGACAAGCAAAGCCAATGCCAACCGTGCTATTGCATTTTGGAAGAAGCAAATAGCGGCAGGATATGGCGATGTGCTCAGAGCGTTTGACTGCTCGGGACTCGCAATGTATTTCTTGCAAAACGTACACAAGATTTACAAAAACGATAACAGTTCCAATGGTCAGATGAAAGATTACTGCACCAGCATTACCAAATCGCAGCTCAAGCGTGGTGATTGGGTGTTTCGGGTGTATACCAGCGGCAGGGCCTATCACGTGGGGTACGTAGTGGATGATGCGCTCAATGTTATTGAAGCAAAGGGGCGTGATGATGGTGTTGTAAAGCGCAGCCTAAACGCCAGCGGGACAAGCTATTGGAACGCGTTCGGCAGACCTAAAATATTTGCAAATGAAATTGATGGAGGCGATGAAGAAGTGAAGGTAAAAGTTAAAGGCGGCACGGTGAACGTCAGGAAAGAACCAAACACCACCAGCGAAATCCTCGGTGTGGCGCGTAAAGGGGAGACGTATGAGCTCGGCGGTTTTTACCCCATCGAGTACAAGGGACAGAAAGCATATATCAGTGCGCGGGATGATTTGACGGAGTTGGTGGAATGAAGAAGCTTGAGTTCTCAAAGATTCTTGCCGTATGGGCAATGATAATCGGAACGGCAAGCATTGTAGCGGCGTTTGTTTTCTCTGCAAAGGGATATGACCCGATTCAGGATGTTGCAACCACGGTATTTACTGCGTGCATCGGATACCTGATAACTTATGCCGGGAAATCGCTTGGCGAGAAAATGAGCCGGAACAAACACCATTTAGACGCGGAAGGAAATCCAATAACGACGGAGGAAGAAAAGAATGGAGATATCGCTGGTTAACCTTGCAGCAATCGCGCTGCTTATAGAAACGGTCGTACAGGCGGTAAAATCAATCACGGCCAAGGAATTGCAGCTTGCCATATGGGAGCTGGTGAGCATTGGGCTTGGAGTGGTTATTGCAGTTTTTGCAAAGGTGAATCTGTTGGATGGAATGATTCAAACCACGGAACCTGTGCTGCTGTATTTGTTTTATGTGTTTTCGGGCGTTGCGCTTGGGAGAGGACCCAGTTTTGTACATGACTTATGGTCAAAGCTAAAACCGGAGGTTTTCTAAAATGCACGAAATGTTGGTGGAATACTTTATGATGATAGGGGATGATGCCGATGGGCTCGGATGTAACGGTGGCGATAATCACGGCGCTCGGGGGAATTGTGATAGCAATCGTGACAGGGATTTTTTCCTCGCGCGCATATGTAAAAAAGCAATTCAACGCTGCGGAAAACGAAGCCGCAGCGCGGCGAAAGCAAGGGCATGACCGGGCAACCGCGACGCGACATTTGATATCTTGCATATGCCGGGTTCTGTTTTGGATCGTGTTCTCTATCGATAAGGCTGAAGTGGCGAACAACGGCGAACGGAACAAGCTGGATGAAGCTATGGAGAATGTGAACGCGGCAGAACAGGCGTTGAAACGAATTGAGCGGGACATTTTAGAAAACGATGAGTAATTCGCATGGTCAGGGTGGGCTATTCTTTGAATAGTGGGTGATCTTGTGAACCTCAAAAAAGACTTTACGGAGCCTGAATGTGAGAGGTTCCGCATGCTATGCAACTTCACACAGGATGAACGGGCTGTGTTTGACATGCGGGTAAAGGCCAAGTCAATTGTCGAAATACAGATTGCATTGTGTATGAGTGATTCGACAATACGGCGTAGGCTTCGAAACATCGAAAAGAAAATCAGCAAGGTTGTATGACTGATAAGTGAACGAAAATGGACGGAAAAACGACGGTTTTCCCGTCTTTTTTTATGCGACAATTGAACCAACAGGAGCCGGTTATGCGGCTTACCAAATATAAGGAGCAAAAGAAATGGCACAATATCAAAATTATCAGAACTATCCTCCTACATACGGCCAGCCCTATATGCGGCAGGAGATCCAACAGCCGGTTCCTGTTCTCAATATGCAGCAGGGGTTTCAGGTGCGGCCTGTTACGTCAAAAGAAGAGGCTCTTGCTGTCCCGGTGGAATACTTCGGACCCGGCACGCTGATGCCGGATATCGGACATGAGGTTGTATACCTCAAGCGGTTTAACGCCAATACGGGCGCATCTGATTTAATGGCGTTTGTGCGCATGAACGAACCAAGCGTTGAACCCACTAATGAGATACAGGAGCTTAAAGATGCGGTTGCGCAGCTTCGCGCTGATGTTGACAAAATGAAAAAAGCAAGGACGGTGAAAAAGGATGATGCCGATGAATAATCCTCTTCAAATGATTGTACAGGGAATGCAACGCGGCGTGAACCCGTTAAACCTTATGGCGCAGATGGCTCCGCAGAATCCCAAAGTAGCGCAGACGCTTCAAATGATTCGCGGCAAGTCACCGGATCAACTACGCAGCATGGCGCAGAATATGGCGCAAGAACGCGGGATTAATCCGCAAGATATACTTCGGCAACTTGGCTTAATGAAATAGTTTTTCCCTCTCTTTTTCGGTTTTGCAGGTCCTGAGAAAAACTGCTTCTGATTGATTCATTCAGGAGCGTACGGCCTGACTGAAATAAAACCGAAAAGGAGATTTTTTTATGGCAGACGATTTTGCAACCGGCTATGCCCTCGGACAGGACAGCGGCGGCGGCAACGGTGGATTCGGTAACTTTGGCGAAGGGCTTTGGGCGGTGATCATCCTTGCGATGATTTTCGGCTGGGGCAATGGTGGCTTCGGACTGGGCGGCTTTGGCGGTGGTGCTGGGCTTCAGGGCATGGCAACACGCGCTGATATCAACGAAGGTTTTGCGCTCAACAATATCACTGGTGGCATTACGGCTATTCAGCAGGGGATTTGTGACAGCACGTATGCGCTCACAAACTCGATCAATTCGGGATTCTACGGTGTAGATCGTGGATTGTGCGACCTTGGCCGACAGCTTTCGGATTGCTGCTGCGAAAATCGTGCAGCGATTGCGCAGGTGCGCTACGACATGGCAACGCAGGCATGCGACACTCGCAACACGATTCAGAACGCAACACGCGACCTGATCGAGAATCAGAACGCGAACTATCGCGGGATTATGGACTTCATGGTTAATAGCAAGATTGAAAGCTTGCAGTCTGAGAATCAGGCATTGAAGCTCCAGGCATCTCAGGCGGCTCAGAACAACTACCTCGCGGCACTCTCTGACGCTCAGACGGCAGAGCTGATCCGCAGGATTGCCCCGCAGCCAGTCCCGTCGTTCCAGGTTCCCGCACCGTATCCGTATGGCGGCGTTAACACTTGCGGCTGTGGCTGCTAAGGCACAACAACAATATCGGGGCAGACTTCTGCCCCTGACTTTTTAAGGAGTGATTATATGTCAAAATATGTATGTAAGCTTTGTCCTCGGCTTGTGATCAGCCAGGCGGTTACTTTTGCAGATGGCACTTTAACGGTCAATCTCCCGGCAGGATCCTACAACAACGGAGAAATCTATTGCATTGTGGTTGCGCAAACAATTCCTACAGCTACGACGATTGCGGCACCTGTTGTTATTACCATTGGGGATGGCACGGAAGAATATCAGCTCACAAACAGCTGTTGTGCTCCGGTAACTGCTTGTGGAATCAGAACACGTACCAAGTACACAACCCGCGTATCGACCACGGCGGCGGGAGGAACCTTTAAAATGCTTGGTCGGCCTTGCTGCTCGCCGGATAACGCATTGTCCAGCATTGACGGCACGGCTCCGGCAGCGGAAGGAGTGGTAGCAGGATGAAGCGAATGACTAAAATGATGTTCGCAAGGGCAAGGGGCGAACAGACCAACAACCGCGAACGGTATGACCATGACCAGCGCAGTGAATACCGCAATGAGTACAGAGGCATGGAAAACCAAACAACCAACCGCTATCGTAATGAAGCTTATGATGGGAACGGCGTACGCGCTTACTCCGGCAGCCCACGCTCATACGGACGTAATGAGATGACCGACAGCATAGGGTTTAAGGGCAACAACTACGAAGCGGCATACCCGCGCAACAATCAGGACTCTTACCGCAGAAGTGATTATGAGGACGCACAGATGCAGTTTGGCGGCGGCAGACAACACGAAAACCCGCAGCACATGACGCACGGCAGGCCAGCCAACAGCAGATGGCAGCAGGAGGATGAGGAAGAACCGGAGCTTGACGAAATGACCGCTGAAAAATGGGTTAAGTCCATGAAAAGCGAATCAGGGCAGCAGGGCCCGCGCTGGTCAAAGGAACAGACAAAGCAGGTGCTTTCGCAGATCGGTGGACAGGGCATTGATCCGAACGAGTTCTATGCAGTCATGAACGCGATGTACAGTGATTACTCAGAGGTTATGCGTAAGTTCGGCATGGATAAACAGGAAGTGTACGGCTGTCTTGCTAAGGCTTGGTTGAAGGACAAAGACGCGGTTGAAAACAAGGCTGCAATGTATTACAAGTGCATTGTGAAACATTGATTTTCAAGGCAAATGCAAAATGAATCGCAAAACAAAAAACGAAAAGCGCCCTAATTTAGGGCGCTTTTATGGTGGAGTCGAGGGGAGTCGAACCCGTTCGGATTGTTTTTTGAGAAACCCTTATATTATGCTGTATTGCCGATTTTATTAGACTTTATCTATGTTTTTTGTGTTTTAATTGCTGCTTGATTTTCTTGATTTTAACCGAATATTTTGCCATTTTGCACACAAATGCAAAACGAAATGCAAAATGAAAATGCGGTTTACTTCGCAGTTGAAATTACGTTTGAAAAATAATCGTCTATGACTTGATCGTACCTGATGCGCTCTGCGCTGAACGTGTTTTGATATACGCCCTTCATGACCGCTTCTGTTTTCCAACCGCCGCGAGCCATAGCATATTTTTCGGGCACACCCAAGACGTGCATTACAGAAGCGTTCACATGGCGCAAGTCGTGGAAGGTTATACGCGGTTCGAGTCCGCTTTTTTCTACAAGTCTTGCCCAACGCTTAGATAGAGCATGCAGGGATAGCGGCACGATGTAATCTGTATCTACCTTATTAATAAGTTCTATGATAGGCTTTGGGAGCTGCAACCGCCTTGCGCGGTCATACTCTTTCATTGCGTCCTTCTCGATGCGTTCACCGTCTACATCAACCACGGTTCGTCTGACGGTTAGAATTCCATTCTTTATGTCGGTTGATTTGCGAATGCCCCTCATTTCCGATGCGGTAAGGGACAACCACATAGCAAGCATGGCGGGGAGTTCTAGCTCTGTCCCTTTGATTATCGCTATTATATCTTCAGGCTGGGGAAGCTCTTTGAATTTTTTTTGCTGTGGTTTTAGCGTGGTGTTCAACTTAAAGTTCGGGCGGTATTGTGCAATGACACCCGACAAAAAACCATGCGCATTACTTACGGTCTTTGCACTATGGTCTTTTGCAAGATCATCCATAGCTTTTTGAACGTCAGCCTGCGTGATCTTCTTCATCTGTAGCGGCAGCAATGGGGAAAGATTATTGCGCTTTATCCTTTTGTATCCTGCGATTGTGGAAGGGGACAGCGAATTTTTTCTTTCATCAATATATTTGTCTATTGCTTGTTCAACTGTCAGATTCCCATGCTTCATCTGTTCGCGATTGGCCAAAAACTCACCGGCCATCTGCGCAACGACACCACGATCAGGATCGGTAAAAGATTCGTATTTTCGAACCTCTTTCCCGTCCACAATTTCAGTATGGCTATAAACTATTGTATGGTAATTCCCCGATGGTAAACGCTTAATTTTCATGGCTGGTTCCTTTTAGTCCTTTATAATTGAATTGTCAATGGCTATAGCAAACTCGTTTGCGTTATACGCCCAACTAACTAAGTCTTTCAGGGCTTCTGCTTGCTCTTCGTTAATTCTATCCCCGCACATTTCGTAGACTTCTTCAATAACATCTATTCTGTATTCAACATCCCAGTATGCAATATCATCTATCAAGTCAAATATTTCTTCTTCTATTGCGGCCAAATAATCCCCTTCGTCAAACAGGGATTCTCTGCCAACGTTGAATCCTTCGTCAAACGAACGGTCTGCGTCCATAATTGCTTGTTCATATCCTTCCCAATACCCGGTATCATAAGCCTCGCGATAAAGGTCATCTGAATTTTTGCCACAAGAAGAAAGACAAAAAAACGAAAACAGCAAAACAGCAAGCAATATTATTTTTTTCACGGCAAAACCTCCGGGTCGATTTCCTCAATTGATAAAAGCATGGATTGCTCTACGCTCTTTGCATCTTTGTAATCAAGATACCAATGCAAATCCGGCAGCTTCGGATTGCATCTCTTACACGGTTCCATGTCTCTTGTGATTTGTGCCGCGTTAATTGGGATGGTTCCGTGGCATAATACATCATGATGGTATTTCTTCATGTTCTGCGAAGTGTAGAACGTGAAACATCCCCAGTTCGAATGTGATCCTTTTTCCCGAGGCAATCCGTCATCACCGACCTCAAAACCCAATGGTATAAACATTTCTTCTAAGCTTTTTGATTTTATCGTTTCGATAAGCTTTTCTCTGTTCGTGATATATCTATTGGCCTGTATTATGCGCCTAAATTGAGCCTGCCTCCTGTCTGATTCAGCAAGCCTTGACTTGTAGCTTTTAACCGTTTTGTTTAACTCTGCTATTTCCTGCCGTTCCTGAGATTCTTTGATCTGCAGATCTTTGTATCGAGATTCCATTTCTATCTCTCGTTTTTCATGTTTAGATGTTATCACGAAATAAAAAACAAAAAGGATAATTCCAGCAATAATGATTACAGGCCACACGCTTCCCACTTCTTCCTCTGGTTTTGTTTCTTGATTTTCTTCTACTTTTACGATTCTTGTTTCACCATTTATAGTTACTGATTCATATGATCGCGTGTATTCTTTGTTATATGGCGTTGGGGTTGTCTTGGAAATAAATGCTTTGGTTGTCGCTTGTGTGGGCCGTGGAGTTCTTTTTATTGTAGGTTTGGGCGTTACCCTTGGCGTTACTATTAGCATCACCTTGGGAGTTGGCGTTGCTTCGTCTTGTTTATATGGGCATACCCCGTTTGGGTGATCATGTTCGGGATATCCGTGGTGATAATGATAGGTTCCTTCCGAGCGATTCCAATGACCTCCTTTGCTGTCTGTCCTGCCGCCGTGCGCAAACGTTATGGAACTTCCTATTACTAAGCAGATCAAGACAGCTACGCAAATCCGCTTAAACACGTGCCCCCCCCTTAAAACCTAAACCACCCTGCATCCGGTACAAATGCGTCAATCGCAAACATAACGATCAATCCAATAGCCAACACACCGAACGCAATCCCGAGTGTAAGGATAACCTTCTCCTTCTTCCGTATAGATGTTCTGAAATCCTCAATAGCTATTTCCTTAAACCTTATTTGTTGCTTAAGATAATCAACCTTTTTTTGCGCATCATCTGCTTTGTAAGCGGACAATTCACTTCCCTGTTTTAAATCTCTCAATTCTTGTTTTGCTTGATCTAGCTCTACTTGCATTTTTTGCATTGTGGTTTCAGGCGTTTCCTCACCTCCGATATGCGACGCGGCATAGTGGCATGGGTACTGTCCCCAGCAGCCGCCGACCAACACTTTTGTGATCGCTTGCATAGTTGAAAAACGAATATCATCCGATCTGCCGGAAAATATTGTATCTATCGTTCCTTTTGGTATGCCTGACAGCTCTGCTATGGTGGCATTGGTTAAATTCAATTGACGTTTTCGGATGTTGCACCACTCTACCCAACGCTTATATGTCATCCCGAGGAAGTTGGGGCCGTCGCACGACTTGCCAAGGTACGAACATTCTAAACATATATTATATGGTTTGTTTTTAAAATCTTCGTTCTTTTCAATTGATATAATTTTCCCCATAAAATCTACCCTCCCACACACAAATACGCACAAACCAATCACAAGTTTTGGCAAACGCACAGGAAGCTTTGCCTTTCAATATTGATGCATTTGGGAAATTTGTGGTAGGGTAACCCCGGACATTAAAAGTGTCCAGACCCACCCTGACCGTGCGGAGAGATACCAGTTGCAGCGGGGCTCTCCGCACAATTTTTGTTTAAACGCGAAACCTTTCACAAAATAAAAACATTTGTTTTAAATATTGCAAAAACAACCAGTAGTTGTTAAAATTGTATACGAAAACAAACAAATGTTCGAAAAGGAGTACGCGACGATGAAGCGCATTTACATGGAAATTCCTACAATTCCGCACATTAAATATATTACTTTTGCCGAGCTCCCGGGGTATCTGCTTGTGAATCTTTCAAGCGACGAAGAGCAGCTTCGATTTCCCCTGCGGCATATATTTCCGCTTTCGAAAGATTCAATTCAGGCGCTTGTTCTCCTGTATAATCAACAGCGTGCCGCGCAAAAGCCTTCGCGGAATCATTCGCCGCATCGTATTTCAGCGCAAATTCAAGAGCTTCCTTGGAAAGATTGCGTTCCATAAGCTGCGCATTGGATTTATCCATAGAAGCAATTTTTTGATAAACGGTCCAGGAGGGAAACAAAGGAATTCTCCCAGCTTTCAAGTTTTCAACCGGAATTTCGAACAAATCAGCAAGCGAATAAAACTCTTCGTCGTTCGCGTTCCTAATGCCTATAATTAGATCAGAAGCTATTTCTCTTGAACACTTTAAATATTCAGAAAGCGCATCTGTTGAAACATCATACATATTCGATAAAATACTTATGGGGCAACGAGAAATTATCTCGTTGCTTTTTGCATTTACAAACTCATATGGAGAATTATCTACTAACAGATAATCTATAGGAACCTGAAACATTTCTGAAAGAGCTTTCAAGTTATCTGCATTCGGATTTTTCTTTCCGCTTTCCCACTCGGAAACAGTAGGCGCAGAAACTTTCAGACTAATTGCTACTTCTTTTTGGCTAAACCCTGCGTTCTCCCTTGCCTTTTTGAAGTTCGACATATAAACCACCTCTAAAACTTATCTTAAGGCTAATGAAGAAAACAAACAAGAAAAAATATTTAGCTTAAAGCTATTGACATAGTGGCAATGATGCCTTATACTTAGCTTAAAGCGAACTACAGCAAGAAAAAATAGCAGATGGCAAATTGAACGAGCGAGGTAAGAATGAGAAGTTGGCTGATAGGTCTTAGGAAAAAGACAGGAAATACACAAAAGGAGGTTGCTGACCACGCAGGGATTTCAGCTCCGTCTTACTGCAATATCGAGCACGGCAAGAAGTCTCCGAGAGTAGCAACAGCAAAGAAGATAGCAGAGTTTTTAGGATTTGATTGGACAAGGTTTTTTGAGTAGAAAGGAGCAACACGATGCCAAAGCTGAAGAAATCAGATGCGGAGATGTTCAACAAGCGGTTATCGTCGAACATTAAGCGAGGAATGGACATGTATGACATTACCAGTGACAGCATGGCGCTACGCATGGGAGTATCCAGGTCAACGATGTATGCGCGGTTACGCAATCCGCAGGAAATGAAGCTGGGAGAGTTAAGCGCAGCGGCAAAGGCGATACACACAACGCCAGTTGCGCTGTTGCAGGAGGCGGGGCAATGACAGTAACAAGAGAAGAATTTGTTGATCGGATCATGAGAGAGCAGGAACGGAGAATGAAGCCGGGCAGGATCATGGAACAGGTAATACGTTCAGAGAGAGCAAGACTCCTTGAAAGCGATTACAACAATTACAAGTATGACGTAATTACCAAGACGATCAGGAGCGTAAGGAGGTAAAGCAGATGGCAGGGTGGGTGGTTGTTCTGATCATGGCTGCAAGTGTGATCGGATTTGTAGCAGTGATGGAATCAGTATTAAAGAGGTAGAGAGATGTTAGAGGTGAAGAATTTTCGCGAATTGCGCGGATTGATGGTGGGGGATATTGTGGCCGTGATGAAGGAGCAATATCCAAAGTATGACAAGCACCTTCACAGCAAGGTAGAACGCCCGGAGGAATACGGGGTAAGGCTGGTAAACGACGCGGAACGGCTACTGGAAGAAGCATTTGCCGAAACGGCGCCAAAGCCGCGCAGGCCGGATCGGAGACGTTTGCCGAACAAGGTACAGTGCAGACTATCAAAAGCCGAATTTGACCGGTTGCAACATGCTTTAAAAGCGGATGGGTTTGACACGATACAGGCAGGAATGACACACGTGATTCGGTTTTATCTTGGAGGGAAAGCAGATGGCACAGTTTAGCGCGGTAGTGGATGCGGTAAGGGCCTTGCACCCGGAATCAGAGAGCCTTGCGTGTGATCTTGCGGTGATCCAGTTGCGGAAAGCGAAACCCAGGCTTATTGATGACGGCAGGTGCCCTCGCTGCAATACAAGGATTATTCAGTACGGATGGTATTGCGCAGAGTGTGGACAGGCATTAAGGAGGATTGAGCATGATTGAGAATCCAATGGTAATGAACATTGAACGGCATGACACAGTAAGCCATCGGCGGTTGGTTGTAGACAGGTGTGATATATGCGGGTATTCCATCCTTGAAGGAGACGAGTATTACGATTTTGACGGAGACATTGTGTGCGAAGAATGCCTGCTGGACTATGCGCACAGATACAGGAAGCAGGTGAGTGCATGAACCTGACGTTCCCGTTGTTGGGGCCTGATGATATTGAGGTAAAGATCAAGAAGGTGTCGGGCAAAGGTGCGATTGGCGTGTTGTATAAAACTTCCCGTACGGACATGCGAATCCTTGATGAGGTTGTGGGGCCGTTCGGCTGGAAAGATGCGTACGACGAGATTAAGGGGAATTTGTATTGCACCATCTTTATCCGGGACGATACCGGCGAATGGATCGGAAAGACGGATTGTGGAACGGAGAGCCGCGAGGACGGAGAGGGCAACGAGAAGAAAGGTGAAGCCAGTGACGCGTTCAAGCGCGCAGGATTCAAGTGGGGAATAGGTCGTGAGTTGTATTCAAGCCCGTTTATATTCCTGAGAATCGAAACGGAGCAGGACAATGGAAGATGGAAGGTAACGGATCCATATTTCAAACCGGTTGTTAAGGAGATCGAGTATGACGATTTGCGCAGGATCAATTTCCTATCCATCACGGATACAAAAGGCACGGTTGTCTATACCTACGATAACAGGCCAAGGGAATTAAGCAGCGAAGAAAAGCGCGTGATGGGAGAGATCCTTCAGATGTACCCGAACAAAGAAAAGCTGGACAAGTCTTGCAAAAGGCTGTTCGGGGAGCCGCTTGAGGGGCTATCCGTCCCGCAGATGCACACGGTGATTAAGTATCTCAACGGGGATATAACGGCGTAAGAGTATGTTTAACGAAATTCAAACACATATCAAAATGCTTGACAAGTCAATAAAATCGCTACGATCCACCGGCACGAATTATGCAGCAGCTGAGAGGGATTACAAGATGAAGCTGAGGCAAGAGGCGTTGAGACTTAGGAGTGACGGCGAGGCCATCGGCATGATCGATAAATGCGTATATGGCGTGCCTGAGGTGGCGCAAGCGAGGTTTGAGCGAGATGTAGCGGAGGCAGTGTACAAAGCGAACCTTGAAAGCATACAGGCCACAAAGTTAAAGATCAAGGTGCTTGAAAATCAATATGACAAAGAATGGGGGAATGCGAAGTGAACAAGGTGTTTTTGATCGGCAACCTGACGGCTGATCCGGTAGTTCGATCAACAAGCGCAGGAACAAGCGTTTGTCAATTTACCATAGCGGTGGATCGGCGCGTTAAGAAGGAAGGCCGGGAGAATGTGGACTTTGTTCCAATCGTAACATGGTCAGGGTTGGCTGACGTGTGCGGTAGGTTTTTGAAGAAGGGCAATAGCGTTGCTGTGCTTGGCGAGATGCAGAACCGAAAGTACAAGACCAAGGAAGGCAGTGATCGTTGGATCACGGAGGTTATGGCTGATGAAGTCAAGTTCCTCACCAAGAAGGAGGCGCATGAACAGAGTGGGTTCACAGACCTTCCCGATGATGAACCTCTGCCGTGGGAATGACAAGTTATACAGGAGGCTGTTGCTGTGGCGCTTAGAGATCAACCATACATCCAGTTATATGTTCAAGACTTTCTCGCGGACGAAAAGTTGAACGAGTGTAGTGCGGAGAGTGTCGGCGTATACATCATGCTGATGTGCGTCATGCACAAATCTAAAGATTATGGAGCGATTTTGCTGAAGCAAAAAGACCAGCAAAGTGGAAGCATAATTTCGGATTTTGCTTTGAAACTGACAAAGCATTTGCCGTTTGACGCTGCAACAATCGAGCGCTCATTGATTGAGCTTTTAGAAGAGGGAGTTATTGAAATAGAGGGTGAAAAGCTTTTTCAAAGGCGAATGGTAAGAGATGGCGAGTTAAGCAACAAGCGCTCTGCCGCTGGGAAAAGCAGGGCGAATAACACTGGTGATAAAAATTTGCTACAGCAAAACCACCAGCAAAACTCCAGCAAAAGCATCAGCAAAACGCAAGCAAGCCTTGAGCAAGAAAAAGAAATAAAGAAAGAAAAAGAAAAAGAAAAAGAAATAAAGAAAGAAAAAGAAAAAGAAAAAGAAATAAACAAAGAAAAAGAAAATGCTGCGCATGACATGACCTTGGATTCATTCAGCGACGTGCTCAAGCCCGTGGTGGAAGAATGGCTGAAGTACAAGCAGGAGAAACGACAGAGCTATAAATCTATAGGGCTTCATAACTTTCTCGCTGAAGTTCGAAACAGCGCAGCAAGGCACGGAGAAGCAGCAGTGATATCACAGCTTCGGCGTGCGATGGCAAACAATTGGCAGGGTGCAGGCCTGGACCGGTTAGGAGGTTCAGATGGAAACAAACAAATTCAGGGAAATAGCTGCAGAGTGGATTACTCAACGCTTGACTTCTCAAAACCAAGAGAAAGACCAAGCATACGAATGTCCGGCGTGCAAGGATAGCGGCTGGATTGATGTCAAGATTGACGGAATTCCCTACGCCAAGAAGTGCGAGTGTGTGGAAAAGAAACGCATGGAGCGGTTCCTGGAGGAATCAGGGATTGCGGAAGCGTTTAAGGGCGTGACATTCGATTCGTTCGTTGCGTGGGATGATCGAGTAGCGGAAGCAAAGGCAATGGCGATGCAATATGTGGAAGAGTTTCGAGGTATTGAGCGGACACGCAAAAACTCCATGTCGCTGCTGGGACAGGTCGGAGCGGGAAAAACAAAGCTTGGAGTTTGCGTCCTTAATGCGCTTATGTCGCAGGGTGTTGCGGTGAGATATGTGCCGTATCGCGAGATGGTGATGATGCTTAAATCTAATGTGCTGGATTCGTTCGAATACGAAAAGGCGCTTGAACGGTTCACAAAGCCGCGTGTGTTGTTTGTTGACGATCTATACAAGGGCATGACGGATGCGGATCGGAAGTATGTGTATGACGTGATCAACGCGAGATACCTTGCAATGCTGCCCACCATTGTTACCAGTGAGTTGCTTGCCGGAGAGCTTATGCGAGTGGATACGGCCATTGGCAGCAGGATCATTGAGATGTCCAGTGAGTATTTGTATGAGCTGCGCGGCAATGACTTGAACTATCGGTTAAGGGGGCTTGTGTGATGCGAGAAGATGATCTTCAAACCATGATCTTTGATTGGGCGAGGATTAAAACGTATCAGTACCCCGAATTGGAGTACATGTACCATGTTCCAAACGGCGGCAGCAGACACGCAGCAGAGGCGAGGAAGTTTAAACGGATGGGCGTGAAAAGTGGCGTCCCCGATATCGTTTTACCGGTTCCGCGCGGAGGATATGCGGGGTTGTACGTGGAGCTCAAGGTGGGAAACAACAAGCCAACCGAGAACCAGCGCCGATATCTTGAATTCCTTGAAAGCCAGGGGTATTGCACCCAAGTACATTACAGTTTTGATACTGCCACGGCTGCTATTGAATACTACTTAGAACTTGGAGCGTCTGGAATTGCGCAGTAGGAGCGGAGCAACAATGACATGCCCGTTTTTTGAACGGGATGCGGCGTTATCAATATCGTGCGAGGGGATTATACCGGGTACGTTGCACACAACGCGATTCAATACAATGGCAGAAAAACGAAAGTATCAGATCGAACACTGCGAAAAGCACAGGCATATGAATTGCTCTTTAGCGAGGGCATTAATGAAGAAGTATGAGGAGGAACCATGAGAGAAGCGAATGTAATGACTTTGAACGATTGGGCATCAGAGATCCACCAAAACGCGGTTGATCATGGCTGGTGGGAATCAGACAGGGAGTTTGCAGAGGTTGTGGCGTTGTGTCACAGTGAACTGTCTGAAGCGCTGGAAGAGGACAGGAACGGCAGACCATTGATGTATTGTACCCCGTGTGGAGAAAATATTGATCCTGAGAGGTGTATTGATTGCAACGGGGTAGGGAAGCCCGAGGGGAAGGCTGTTGAAATGGTGGATTGTATGATCCGCATACTGGATTACTTGGCACATGTTGGTGTCGATGTGGAACATGTGTTGCGCATAAAGCATGAGTATAACAAAACAAGGCCTTATAAGCATGGCAAGATGTTTTGAGTTTAGGACGGTGATAGCGTGTGTGGTGCTCATGGCTGGGCTATGGATTCTCGGAGAGCAGCGGGAACAGTGGATAAATGCTGAACTTGATCAGATGAGTGCAAGCATAGAGGCTGTGAGCATCACACAACGGTCAATGTCGAGGATGCTGAAAGAGTTGAGCCAAACGCAAGAGAACCACGCAGAGGCGCTGTATGCATCGCTGGATTATCAGGGTCAGATCAATTCCGCGCTGGTGGAGTTGGCCGGGAAAGAATTTTTAACGCAAGATGATTTGCAATCACTGTTGGCCGTTGTTGAGCTTGAGGCGAGAGGCGAAGGATTTGTAGGCAAACAAATGGTAGCAGAAGTTGTTCTAAACAGGGTTAAGGATGACCGATTTCCCGACACGGTTAAGGCAGTAGTTGAACAGCGGGGGCAATTTTCCGTGGTTCGTCGCGGATATGTTAACACAAATATCACCGATGAGACACGCCAGGCAGTGCAGGCTGCGCTGTATGAGGATGACATAACCAAGGGTGCCTTGTATTTCAGGACGAAGGCAGGAAGGAGAAGGTGGAGTGGGAAAAGAGAATACCTCTACACATACGGCAACCACGCATACTTCAAATAGCGGTTATTACACGGTGGATGAGAAACGTAAGTTGCTTGAAATGTATAAACACGGCGCGTCTGCTGAAGAAATTGCGACTAAGCTAAGAAGGAATAAAAAATCGGTTCAGCAGAAGATTAGACGGCTTTTAGCGGCAAACACGAGCGACGCCTTGGGGATCGGCAAACATGATTATGAGATTGTGATGATCAGTTGTGGCGTGGAACGATTACTTGAAGAGAGTAATGATTTTGCCCGGATTGCCCTGTACTACCGCGAAGCATGTGCAGATAGCTATCTAAGAGTTAAGGTTGACGGTAAGATTTTGACCATCAGGGAAGCGGACGAGCTGTGTGGAGGGCCTATGGGGACGTTGCGCGGTGTCGGAACAGAAGGAAACAGATATAGGAAAGGGGGCACGCGGAAACGTGAGCACATACAGGACGTATTCGGCGCAAGAGGATGAGACGATCAGAAGGTTGTTGTTGCGTGGGCGCTCGCACCAGCAGATAGCGGACGAACTTGGACGGGCCCGAACGTCGGTATCTGGCAGGATAAATCGAAAGATGCGGGGAGACATAAAGCCGTCAACAATGTGTGAAATATGCGTTAATGCTATTCCTAACCCTCGCACAGGCGCCGGGTGCAATTGGAGTAGGCGATTCTTTCCGGTGGATGGTTGGGAAGCAATACCCACGCAGACAAATAATGGCAATATAGTGACAGAATCTTATAAGGTATTGGACTGCCCCGAATTCAAGGAGGGATGAGGGTGAAGGTTGCATTAACAATTATTCTTGCCCTGCTCGCTGGTGTGATCGCCTATAGGGTATCGCGCAAACAGTCTGCATGGTGGATTATTACAGGGTATTGGGCGCTGGTGGCGGCACGGTATTTAGCGGAAATTTTAGGAGGGTAAAATGGAAAACAAACCAAAGCATTGGTACGGAGTAAAAGGATTTGGCCCCGGAATGGTGTGCGCACCTAACGACGAGCATATCAAACAGTACGAGGAGAACACGGTTTACGAAGAAGATGGCGGGGAATTTTGCAAACCCGGAATGATGCACTATGTAGTGGAACCACTTGCGGTTTTTAAACACTATCCACCGGTTGTATTCGGGAAAAAGAGCGAATACGCATTCGTTGAAGCGTTGGAAGAACCAATTACGGATGATAACAAAAAGTACGCCACAAAAAAACTAAAGATAGGTGCAAAAATTGACATAAAAGGTCTTGCGAAAGCTCAAATTGAGTTTGTTAAAGAAAGATGCACACAAGCGAACACCGGCGGGGACTGGTCAGCGAACAGCGGCGGGGACTATTCAGCGAACACCGGCGGGAACAGGTCAGCGAACAGCGGCGGGCACTGGTCAGCGAACACAGGCGGGG